ACCATCTTTGCACCGCCTAATCTAATATAATAGCGTCCAAATCCTCTTTGCTTAACGCCGCCTCTACTTGTGCTTGTTTAATCCATCCTTGCTGCTTGCAAGCACCTATATGAGACGATAAATCAGCACACCAGGTATATACCTGAGCAGCGTTAAGATACTGTATTGTTTTTTCAGTTTCCCCTTCTTTATAGCCCCGGACTGGACATCCCAAAGGATATTCGTTTGCAAAACGTTCTGTGCTGACATTCAGTGCAATTCCCTGCATCGTAAGCTGAGTATCTTTATCGCTATCATACCTCACAGGGTTACCGGTGCATTGAGAAATAAAACCGCCAGTAATTTTATCTGCTGTCCATGCGTCAACAAGTTCAAGCTTTTGGGCTTTTAACTCTTCAAATGTATATTCTTCGTTAGGCGGTGGTGCTAAAACAAGCCCTACACCTTCTTTAAAACTAACTAAATAACCTACTTCGCAGTCTAAGCCTGTTACATCAATCCAATACGTTGATGGATCGAAAATAGTAGGTAACTGCTCCATTGTTAAATTAGTTTCATAAATATAAATTATCTTACCGTACAATGGCTGTGCGAATCTATTTTTTGCCATTTAAATATCACCACCGTATTCTATAATTACCCAGCCGTTATTACCAGTATTACCAGTACCTCCAGTCCCCCCTATAGAACCACTATTACCACCAGCTCCTCCTGCTCCACCAGAACCATAACTAGTTCCAGTACTACCATTACTGCCTGCCGAAGCACCACCGCCTCCACCGCCATTGGCCGTTATCCCTAATGCAGATGACGCATTACCATTAGCCCCTTGGCTTCCTTTGCCAAAAGATCCGCTCCCGCCAGCACCTCCTGTACCTCCTGCTCCAACAATAACACTGTAAGGTGTAGAAGAGGTAACTGATTTCACGCCTACAATTAGGTTACCGCTCCCACCAGTACCTCCTGTACCATTATACGAACCGCCACCTCCACCGCCGCCTCCACCAGCAACAGTTGCTTTAGCACTTGTAACTCCAGCAGCAAATGTAATAGTATAAGTACCTGGAGTTCTATATTCAACCTTATTGTAGGGAGGCTTTCCACTGTTTAATATAGCGTATGAATCGCCACCACTACCTTTAACCCTACCGCTTGTCGCTCTGCTGTCTGCTATATCTCCAATAGCAACATAAGCAGGAACGCCGTCTATCTTAGCATTTACCCAATGTTCCCCAACTTCGGCAGTAGTAGAGTAGGCTTTCGCCGTTTGTTGCACGCCATCTTTTTTAAAATTCAATTTCTTTGCTAATTCTGCCATAATATCACCCTATCCAAAATTCAGCACCATTGGGGAACACCAAGTGTCCTTCTGTATTGTATATGGTTATGTCTTTCGTACCGTCAAATGCTACGCCGTTTATTGTGCGGGCGGTTTCTAGTTTCGTAGCGGTATTTGCATTACCTAACCATTTTGCAACACCATCATGTGTGACCGTTGCAAAGAAATTATTATTGTTAGAAAAAGCTACTTTCGTATTATCGTCACGTATGACAAACACATTATTATTCGTTCCAACTCTAAATACATGAGGTTGATTTGTGCTTGCGTGATAAAATAATCCACCTAAATTATCCGTCCCAATTCTTGCTTGTACTGTTTCATTTGTTGGAGAAATACCAAAATTTATATTACCACTGCTGCCTGCTGTTGTGCCACTTGATACAGCAATGTTTGCTCTGAAAGTATTTAAAGCTGTAAAAACATTAGTACCTTGCTCTATAGCCTCTTTCGTCTTTAACGGCGTCATTGCTTTGTTATCAACTACACCAGCAATGGCTTCCTCTGTTGTCGCTATACCAGTAATACCAGCTAAACCTTCTAAGCTATCAGCAATATCCTTCGCTCTATCTGCCTGCCTTGTAGCTGTAGTTGCTGAAGATGCTGCTGATTCAGCACTGCTTTCTGCACTTGTCTTACTCGCAGAAGCTGAATTTGCTGATGCTGCAGCTAACGTTTTAGATTCTAATGCAGATTCAGCACTACTAGAAGCCGCACTAGCGGAATCTGAAGCACTTTTTTTACTATTTTCTGCAGCAGTTTCAGCAGCCTTAGCATTTTCTTCACTTTTTGCAGATTTGGTTTCACTAGCTTTCGCATTATTCTCACTTGTTAATGCTGCATTTTTACTTGCTAATGCTGCATTAGCACTGCTAGAAGCTGATTCTGCCGAAGCCTGGGCTGTTTCTGCACTGGTAGCAGCAGACGACTGTGATGCAGCCGCAGCATTTTTACTTGCTAATGCTGATTCAGCAGAAGAAACAGCTACACTTTTTGCGTTTTCTGCGGCAGCCACTTTTTCATCAAGTAACGTTTGAACGTTATTAACAGCATCTTCTGCCGCAGTAGCCGCAGCTCCAACAGCGGTATTTTTAGCAGCAACAGCTTCGTCCTTTATTTCCGTAGTCTCATTTACTGCAGCATCTTTTATAGCGGTCAGCTCTTCGATTGCAGTATTTTTAATATTTGTTGTTTCGTTAACGGCGCTCTCTTTGACCTGTTTCGTTTGCTCTAATACATCTTTAGCTAAAGGTAACACCCTCGCAGGGTCCTCCGTCAGCACAAGCCCATCACCAGCATCGTTGATTCTAAAACTCATTCCAGCCTTTACAGGAAAAGTATTATTAAAATTACTTACATCAATACCAGCAGATAATGTTCTATTCAATTTTTCATTTAATTGCTGACATATAAAAGTTAGATCGTCAAAAGACAATTCAATATTCTCTGCAAAAAACGGACCTTGATTAACCAGGTTCATTAGCTGATACAATGGCAGCTCACGATAAATAGTTATTTTATGACCATCAGGCAGCGGATCGCCATTAGCTGGATAAGTAACTGTTTTAGCTCCAAGATCAACAGAAAAATTCTCCGTTTCTACGGCAACGCTATCATCACCTGTAATATATACTTTTATATATTCAGGATGATCCGTCATCTGAAATGTTATTGGGAATTTCGTTGTCGCTCCATTACCAACATAAATATCTTTAACTGTCGTATTCTGTACCGTCATATTCTCACCACCCTTAAACCTTTACTGCGGCCGGAGCATCTTTAACCACAGTGGCATTTAGCATACTGGCTATGGTTGATGCTATCTTTAACTTCTCGTCCAAAGATGCAGCCTTCTTCTGCTCCTCCAACAGTAAATTTATTTGGTCTTGTATGATAGCCTCTTTATCCATAATTTCTCTCCTTCCAAATAAAAAAGCGCCTACCGAAGTAAGCGCTTTCTATTAAGTTCTAACTAACTTTATGATACTATTTTAACTCATTTTTATAGTGGTTTTGTCGGATACATTTTTTATTTTTTACATCGCCTCTGCTCTCATATCCAATAACCTTACATTACTATTTTAACTCTTGTTAAAGGGCATTTTGTCGGAAACTTTTTAAAATTTTAAATACCCAACAGGAAGGGAGTAGCTTTAACCGACACCCTCGGCAGGAATTAAACTAAGCTTTGTATTGATTACATCAAGTGCATCACACGATATTTTTATACCTATGTCTTTTATTGTTGTGGCGAAGCATTGCGATTTTTCAGGCGTGTTACAGTAGTTATAAAGTTTTAATACTTCATGCAAAGCAATCAGCTTGCCTTCTAAATCCTTTATCTTCTTCTGCAGCTCTATATTCATAGGCGCATTAACAAGCATAGGTCTTTGTGGCTCACACGACGATTTCACCGGGAACAATTCAGCAGGTGTAAATTTTCGATTTCTCGCTTCGTATATCTTTCTAACTCCACTTTCGGTAAGTACTATTAAGGCAGCGATTGTAGACTTGATTTTATTCTCTCTGCGGTACTCGAATAAGTCATTTCCACGCAAGAAGTAAAAATCTACATTCTCTGTCATAAACCACGGTCTACGAATATAATTTTGAATCGACGACGCATCAACCTTTAAAATCATAGCTACGTCTAACTTAGTTAACACCGGTACGCCTTTCCAATATTTTACCGTAGGCTTATAAGCTTCCTCAATAAGTGTTTGCTGCAAAGGCTTTTTGCCTAGCTGTGCTTCCATTTCGTGAAAACGGTTGATATAAGACGCGGTAAACGACGATCCTTTACGACCTGTTTGCTTATGAGCTAAAAACTCACAGCCTTTCTTGGTTATTTGATAGATTTTATAACGTCTGCCAGTACCAGCTTTATAAGATGTTTCTTTGAAAAAATCATCAGAACCCAATTTTGGGTTTTGACCTAAATAGCTAATATAAGTATCAATATCTCTTAATAAATGGTCATGTCTTTTGTTAAGCATTACTGCTACTTCACGGCTGTCTAAACTTAAACTTTTAATGTTATTCATATATCATTGCTCCTATTCATTCCCACAGGAGTATGATATAATAAATTTATCAACTCTTGTGGTTGGTGCAAAATAGGTAGATGCTATGCTTTCCACGGCGGCATCTATCTATTTTTCTTTTTCTGCCAAGACTTTTTCAATTCCTTTCCTTACCGTCTCACCTTTAGTAACCTTATTTTTTCTACAATACTTATCTAATTTCTCACTTAATTCATTGCTAATTCTAACTGTAAGATTTTTGGAGTTTGGATCATTTAGTCTTGGTCTTCCAGTTCTAGGGCTCACTATCTTCACCTCACTTTATGCCTTGCATTTATTATATTTTATGCCTTGCATAAAGTCAAGTGTTATTTTCAATAATTTATAAATGTGATATAATTGTGACAAGAAAGGAGCATTATTTATGAAAAAAATTACACTTGTTATTTTTGCTTTTATCTTTTTATCTATTTTCAATTTATCTGCCAAAGTTATTGCTGCTGGTAGCACCAATGTAGATGACTTATTCTTGATCAATTGCGGGCCGTTACAAGCAGAAAAATATACCACTATTAACGATGCTTCACGCATTTTAGGCGAAATCCTGACAGAAAATTATATTTATAGTGACGGTGTTGCCAGAAGTAGTGAAGCAACTATATTATTTGAAAATGGTATTATAACTTTAAATTATAATGATAAGCCAACTATAAACAAAGATGACTATGGTAAAATATATAAAATTATTTGTACTAAGCCCAACGTATCAACTATAAGAGGAATATCAATTGGCTCTTCAGAAAATTTAATTGTTTCTAAATACGGAACTCCGGGAACCATTATTAAAAACACTAAAGCAGAATATAACGGAATTGTATCCTATTGGTATGCCTATCATAATAAATATAATCCGATTTGGGCATTATTTTTTGGGATAAATTCAAAAGGTCAAACTTCTGCTATAGGTTTTACCGGCAGCGTAAAAGGAATATAGCCAATAACTTAATTGTGCGAAATAATAAAAGAAGGGTTATTATGAAAAAAACAATTTTATTATTTTTAATTCTTGTATTTTCTTTAATCACAAATTTATGTGCTGCCAATAACTTAGATCCAGCTCGCTGGAGCTGGGTAGATTCAGATAACCAATTTGGTTATTTTATAGATAGAGGAACAATCACATTTGACGATACAAAAGCAACCGCCTGGGTCGCAAGAGTAGAACCTTCTGAAAATAAACAGATTTTAATACAAACTACTTTTTTTACAAAAGATTTTTCCTTAGTAAATTTGTACATTATTGCCTATAAAAATGGTCAAATAGAAGATTCTTATAAACCACTTTATAAAATAAAACCTATTATTCCAGGATCTATAGGTGAAGAATTATTTTTTCACCTATTAAATTTAATTGGTGACGGCAACGGAAAATATATAGGCATATAAAACAAATCAAATATTAAAGGAGAAGAATTAATGTTTAAAAGGATTCTAATAATTTCAATAATTTCTATTTTATGGTGTTCAAGTATAGCGTTTGCATATGTTTTTGGTGGATCTAATTTAAGTTTGTCAATGTATCCAGAATTCAATTCATATTTACCTTACAATCCGAGCAAATATGAAGTTGAACTTTATGTCGAAGAAGCAAAGAAATATGTAGAAAACTGTAACAATGATATCCAGCGTATTCAAGAAGCACAAGCTGCGGCTATCCGTGAAGCAAATGACGCAATTTATAGATACAACAATGGATTCTGAGAAAATATAAACCCCCTCAAATTCGAGGGGGTTTCTTTTACCGTTCTTTTTTCGGCCGACGTCTAAAGATGTCGCCAACTTCCGGCTCCATATCATTGAACAAGATATCATATCCGTTAAAGAATAATTTGTTTAATTGTGCAGGCACGCCTAATGCTGTCCCAACAAATGTAGCAGTAGGCTCAACCAATTCGTCATAATCTGCTTTGTCCTGGTAAACCTTTTGCACCTTACCGGCAGCACGTTCCATTTGCTCTATCGTGCCTTGTACTGCGGTCATTCTATACCCGTAAGTCTGCATGCCTAAAGCTCTACTCCAAATAGCATTACCAACCTGCCCAACCGGTCCGGCTAAACTCATAGGGTAAGTAAGCAGTTCTTTTGATATCTTTTGATATTCATCCTTATCTTCTTCAAATGGATCTTCGGCCGACAACATCAAGTTTATAAAAGCAAACATTACAAACTTAGCTCCCACAAACGAAGTAAGACGCATTATGTCTTTTTCTTTTAAGAAGATGTTATACTCTCTGGCCCACTGATTATATTGTGTATTGAAGAAGCCTTGGAAGGTAGTAAACAGTTTAAGCATAGGTCCGCCACGCAAAAGCGGTGCAACCTCCGTAACTCTGCTGCTGCCAAGTGTACGTCTAATAACCGTATTGGCAAAGTCCACAGCTTCTGCTTCGCTTGCACCAGCCCTTATTTTTTTGCCATACGCCTGCATCCATACCGGAATAGCAGAAAGATTATCAGTAGCGACCAGCAATCTTGTGCCAAATTCAACAGCTTTCTTTTCTATAGGATTCAGGCTTTCCATTTCTTTCATATCCCGCAGGGAAATATCAGGGAGCACAGACCTTTCTTTCATCCAAGGAGCTTTGCTGTAAACAAATTCCTTAGCCGATTTATATCCCTCTGCAAGCTGCATATTCATACTGTAGTTACTCACAGCGGCAACGACATCACTATATCCAAAACCATCTACAGCATTACCATAAAGCAAGGGATTACCCAAGTTCTGAACGGCAGTTTTAAGATTAAGCATAATAGCAGCATTTACAGTACGAGCCCTAAGCCAGTTAGCAACACTGCCCATCCAGCTTTCACCAACAGAACCGCTGTTAGTACCTTGAGGATTTGCCGCACGTTCAAGATATTCTTTAAAGGCGGAGAAATCGGCCAGGCCTAATTTTTCTTTAATCAGAGTATACATTTCCTGATCGTTCATAATTTTGCGGAAATCGCCCATAACCTCACGGAAACACAGATCATGTATCGCATCCATAGCAACATTAAACTCTGCTCCACGTTTTAGATTAACAGGATATTTAGCCTTAACACGTTCTTTTAAATGGCCTCGTCTGGTGCTCATTGTTCTAATATTGCGGCCCTGTCTGGGGTCAGTATCAGAAATAACTTCTTGCCCAGCGTGTTTAGAACCAGTATCGCCATCACGCATCAGCGGGAAATAACCGCCACGCATAACAACAGTCTTGCCGTCTGATAACGTCAGCTCTACAGGCGACGCTTCTACTTTCTTAGGACTAAACCCTGTCCAACGAGTTTCAAGAGCTTCCATTTCAGACCAGTACATCTCTGCAATGTCTATCTTAACCTGTGCATATTTTATATCCGCTTCAGTAAGATTGCGCCCTAAGAAATCAAGCAAATTGATTTTAGTCTGCACGATATCGCCATCTACCCACAAAGCAGAACTTTCAAAACCTACCGGTCTAGTGCTGCACAATACTCTGGCACTGCTCTCGTTTCCTAAATTCATAAGCATTTTTACTAAAACGTGCTTATCTACAGAAGTACCTAGCTCGTCATATTTTTCCTGATAATCGGCCGCCTTTTCTGCAGCTTTATCCGGCAGCCATTCCCTGTAAGCCTGCGCTGTTTTTTCCTCATATTCTAAAATTTTTCTTGTTTCATTATCGGCCGCTTCTCGAATAGCTGCGCCAAAATGTTTGCTGAAAAATCCATACTGCCAGTCATCCATCATTTCAAAAAGATTGTCCGTACTGCGTAAAGATGCTTTTAGCTTCTCCATTACTGTAGGCTGCTGTGCAACGCCAACCTGCGGTTTCCAGATAGTTTTCAGCTTATTAAGTGTTTCCTGTGCTTCAGCTTTAAATTCAGCATAGGTAGCACCTTTCTGTAAAGCATTGATACTCATTTCCTGTTTAGCGATCGCTTTGATATTTTTAAGCGCATTTACTACATCTTCAAGCTGGCTTGCCGTCATACTTTCACGAGGATTTGTAATGCTAACATCCTCATCCATTATCCAATCGGCAACTGCAACATTGTCATAAAGATCATCCATATCATTCAGATAGTCTGATAAAGTTTCTGTCTTTTCAAAATCAGAATAATCTTTACGCTTATAACCGAACCTTTCCATAATTGCTGCTGCTTGAATAAAGTTTCTTTCATTACCCCACGTTTCCCTTTTAGCTTTAGCCTGCTTCCTGAAATAATTCTGCCACTTAGCATACTGATTACGCAGTCTTACGCTTTCAACTACACAAGCATGATTAAACGCCTGGACGTTTTTATATCGGACCGCAGCAGAATAATCATCATTTTCCAATGCCACAGCAGCTTTAGCCGCAGCGTTTCGTTCGGCAGTAATATACTTTTGGGTATTCAAAGCCTCCTTTAATTTCACTCTGTTCTGCAGGTCCATCTGTGCCTGGATTTTAGCCGTTTGCCTGCGTGCAACAGCAAGTTTTCTAAGAGTTTCAGCATCACGCTGACCCTTTAACAAGCCTTGTGCTTTATCCTCAATAAGCTGTGCTTCTGTATTTATCAAAAGACCGCTCTCGTCATTATACATAGCATCACGTGCAGCTTCTTCAGCAAGCCCTCTCTCTTTGTAAATATCAGGGAAGGCGTCTTGCACCATTTCATCAATATGTCTGTTAACCGCACCATTAAAAGATGGTTCTGATATAATCGTTTTAGCCAGCTCGTCACCGGAAGTAAAACCATTAGCTTCAGCGATCATATCAAAAGTTGCCATTTTACTTTCATCAAAATTGCCTTCTAAATATCTGTTAGCTACGCCCTTCGCTGTTTTTAAATCAGATGCAATATCAAGTATCTGCTCCGAAGCCATATATAACGGCTGTTTTGCAATCGCTTCTTTGACCTGCGGCTCTACATCTTCACGATATTTTTGAATCCGGTCTTTACGCTCCTGATTGAAATTAACAAGGCTTTCTTTTGTTAATAACTGTACTGCCTTATTGTGAGCTTTAGCAGCAAAATTACGCAGCATTTGCTTACGTGGTTCTGAAAGTGCATCTAACACAACATCTGGCAAAGCAGAAAAATAACCGTCAATACGCTCCATTTCTGATATTTGCTCTTCACTGGCCAGCATCCTGTCAAAAACCTGCCTTACTTCATCGTTGATTGGAACAGCATTTTTACTGCGCTTATCCGAAAAAACGGCGTTATAAACAGCAAGCAGCCATTTTTTGAACCTGTTAAATACCGGCTGCAGCTCTTTTGAGGGCGCCTTGCCTTCAAGCATATAAGTTTCTGCGGCCTCTGCCCAGCGTTCATGTGCTGCTGTTTTTTCTTCCTGCGACAAGCTATCCCAGTCTTTAGTGACACCGGCATAATCAAGCATAGTCTGACGGTCTTTTTTCATCTGCTCTGTAGCATTAGGGAGAGCCCCTTCACGCATGAGATTCTCAATAAAGTAATGTCCGACAGCTTCATGAATAACAGTGCTCATATCAGCACCTTCAAACAGGCTGATAATTGCTTTGCCTTCTTCGTCCCAGGTGATAGCGCCTTTCTTATCGTTATTAACTTTTTGATTATAACTGTTGATTATTTTTATTGCCTGATCGTCAAAAATTACATATGATTCTCCATCTACCATTCCAACATATTTAATGCCTTTTATCCCTAATTTATTTAAATGTTCAGATGCTGCTCTGGCTGGATTTTCCGCCCCCCTCCTTTTCATCTCAAACATTAATTCTTTATAAAAGCTTCTGCCGCTATTCGCACTCCCACCAATTCTTTCTAATTCAGCTTTAATAATCTCGCGTACTTTAGGCGGTTGCTTTTCAATAGATTTATTTTCATCAAGTAATACATCATTTTCAGGGATTTCAACCTCAACTAGAGAGCCTTCGCCAGTATATGTATCACGGCGTCCTTTCAATCTATCCCTATACCGTTTAGCAGTATTTTTGCTGAAAGCAAAATACAAACCCCATCCATGGGCCTGTATACCTGTTCCTGTGCCAACAGATCCCAAATCAAATTTTTCAAATTTATGTGGGCTTCCGTGAAAAGCGGTCTGGTAGTATCCCTGCATTTCTTCTCGTCTCTTGCGGAGTGCATTTTCATCTGGTATACTATTATTAAGAAGACTGTCAAGGTCGGTTATTCTGCTAGCGGAATCGCTGCTAGGAGAAGGTAGCCACTTGGCAGTCTTTTCTTTATTTATATATGATACTCTACCTTTTTTTAGATTGTGTTCTATAAACCAGTTATAATCTGTACCACTTTCTCCGCCTTTACCGTACGCACTCGTAATTGCATTAACTTTATACCAACTACGCTCTACATCAAGTTCTAAAGGAACAATAATGGTAGATCCTTGCTTGTCCTTTAAATCAAGCACTACAATTTTACGACCAGAATAAGAATCTAATACCATCATTGGGTCAGCCATTGCGCGAGGAATTTGTTTCAACAGCTCCGGTGTCATACCATCAGAATGTCCGTCAAAAATATGTTTAATCTTACTTCCGTCAATAGTCACAGGCAAAATTTTACCGCCCGCAAGTCCCAATGCAAGAGGTGTCGTCATAACATTATAGGTTTTAGTATCATTTATTTTCCCAGCAGTATATTCATCTACGATACCAGAAAAGTTATTTTCATCCTCAAGCAATTTTTCGTTAGCACTTTTAGTTTGCATATACCGGCCATTAGGAGTGCTGATAACTCGTTTGAAGCTTAAAGGGTTATCTCTGAAATACTGCATAGGGTCATCAGGATTAGCAATCATTGCACGGCTGGTTAAAATAGCCAGGACGTCACCTGTTTCCTTTTGATTTAGTCCCGCTTCGGTCAATTCATTTCTAAAAGTATCAACTGCAGTTCTAAATTTCTCGTCGTTCTCCAACGCTTTTTTATAAGCGCTTTGGAGAGCTTTTTTATTTCTGGCGCGTTCTTCTGTATAACCACCCTGTTCAAAAGCTACGTTATTGATTACAGCCTGGAAAAAGCCAGGATTTTGAGCCTCTGCCGCACAATACGTACCCATTGGCATTTCAATATCCTCACCACGAACAGCAGCAGCCTGCAGTTCAGAAACCTCTATACCAAAGGTATCTTTTACATCCAGGTTAGGATTTGCCTGCGCATATGTAAAAAGGGTTTCAGCATCTACATAAGCCTTTTCTTCTGTCGTTTGGTTCAGTACTAGTTTGCTGGCGGTAATATCTACGTCCTTACTGTTTTTCATCGTTTCCGCAGTACGTACAGCCTGCTCCTGCATAACTCTATTTGCATTACGGTCTACGGCAATGCTTACCGAACCTCCAAGACCACCAAACACCGCACCAATAGCACCGGAATAAGCGCCTCTTTTAGTGATTTCTCCAAATTCCTGATAAAATTTAAGTATTTGCTCTTGAGTGGAAAGATTCGCATTTTTAGCCCATATTTCAGCAGCAGCATCCGGGTATTCCTGAATCCATTCAGTAATGCCTTCTGTCAATGCAGTTTTAAAAACTTCTTTGGCCTTACCGCCCATAGTTACGATTTTAGCGGCTCTTGCTCCTGCTCCCATGACTTTGCCCAAGCCCACTTTTTCAAGAGCAGACTGTGCAACAGCGTTTAAAGACGCCGCAGCTCTGGCTCTGTCATTAGATACCCCAGCTTCAGTAAGATCTAAATATTGGCCGCCTGCAATCTGACTGCCCATAAAAGCAGCAGCACTCCAGCCGCCTGTACTGATTGCAACGCCGACCTGTGCCGCTAATTGTGGTGCATTCTGCAGTAAGTCATAATAAAACTGGCCTGCCGCAGTTTCAGCCTTTACTTCTTCCGGCTTAAATATTTCACCGCCACCAATGCGTTTAGCTTCAGTACCAATAGTTTTTAGCTTATCTCCACCGACAGCATACAAAAGCCGTCCTATTGTATCTGCGCTAAAAACCTTGGATTCCGTTGTCAAGTCAACATCTTTTTTATCTGCACCCAAATCAGCAAGCAGTGCAACTGCACCATAACCGCTGCGAGCAACATTCTTAAAACCATTTTTCAGCGCTGTAATACTTTTCCAGTTATTTTCTTGCTCGCCCCAAAATTCTGCAGCTTTAGTACCGGCAATGCTCATAAGCACAGGGTCTTTTAACGCCTCTGCTGTTCTCGGTGCGATCTTCTCATATTTATTCCAGTCATAATCAAAGTTTTTAGGTAAATAATAATCAGGATTACGAGCTGCCATTTGAAGCGATATATTATTTGCATTAGCTCCTTGTAATGCTTTAGTCTTTAAATCGTCTGGTATAAACTTTCCTGCCGCTGCTACATCGTACAATACAGACCTTGCCATATTACCACTCCTCGTTAATTTCTCCTCTTAATGCCGCTAAATGACGTTGTTTGATAGATTCAATAGCATCACTGAAATTCATTGCCGCTAAACCAGTACGCTCACTGGCTCCCCAATCACTGAACCAGGGAGCACTTTCATTTTGCTGTACTGCGGTTTCATTCTGCTGTGGCATCTCCAGTAAATGCGGAGCTGCATCTACACCATTGCTCAAAGCTATAGCAGCAATCTGCTTATTGAGCTCCTGGATATCCATAGGCCTATTTTCTTCTGTAACTTTTTTCAATGCAGATACTTGATATAAATCATTAGGGTTTATAGCTCCAAAAAATGTTTTTGCACTTCCCAAATCAATATTATTGCCGTTACGTTTTTGATAAATATCTATATAAGGGGAAAGATTAGGTGAAAGGCTACTCTTTAAAGAGCCCCATTCAAGTTGCTTACTGTTAAAGCTTTTATAAATAGCACGATTTTTAAACGCCTCTTTTAGAACTTCGTTCCCTGTCGCAAATCTTGAATCAGGGTCAGTAATATCTTGCAATGCATTATCCAGAAAAGCCTGCAAATCTCCGCGTTCCACTTTATCATCAATAGTTTCATCAATTATAATAGCTAAACGTTTATCAACATCCTTATTTCTTGGATCTTGATTTCTAGCAAAAGCCAATAACCTGCTTCTATCTGCTTCACCCAAGACTGTTGCGTTTTGGTTGATTAACGATACTGCTTCGGCTGGTGTTACAGTGCTATTCGTAATTGCATCCTTGATTGATTTATAAATGCCACTATTAGATACCGCAGCGGCAGCTTTTGTCTGAATGCCTATTAAATCATCACCGAATTTTAATAGCGTCCGTTCTACATCCGCATCTCCACCAGAAGCACTAAAAACCATATTTCTCATATCCTGCGAATCAATAATACCTGTTTTAAAATTGTCCCATAATCTTTGTTCTATATTTTTTATGATCATATTTTGCTGATTAGCTTTAATGGATTTATTAATATTTACCTGTTGCACATAATTGTTCCAGGCCTTCTGCTTATCTTCTAATGTAGGAGCAGCACTTATAGGATGAGCAAACCCTAAAACTTTATAATGATCTAAATCAAGTTTCGCTGTTCCGTGCGAACCAGCTTGAATAACTTTCCCTGTAGATTTTTCATAAATACCAACATGATCACTGTCATCATTACCTTCCCAGTCCCAATAAACAATGTCACCATTTCGAAGCTGATTCCGTTGGGTAAAAAACACTCCATTTTTCTTTGCATCTTCCATATTGGTTGGTGCCCACGTATTTCCTTCTTTAGCCCCGCCTGCTTTCAACCAGCGATTAACGCCTACAGTACACTGATTTTCACCAAAATTCTTACCTATATCACCATTGGCTGCTTTTAAAATTGCATTTGTATCTATTTCATTAGAAAAATTATCGCCAAAGATATAATCACGTGCAGCGCCTTCATCCTCACCAAAAGTAGCATAAAGGTTCTGTCCCATGTTAAACAGCCGTTCTTCTTGTTTACGAGCATAAATATTTTTAGCATAGGCACTCGTTACGCCCGGATCCATATAAGGACCATATTTTTCAACATAAGCTTCGGCCGTATTTATATCGCCATTAGCATAACTTCTGTCTATCAACGCCTGACCTAATACTCCAGTCCATTTTCTATACTCTAAATCAAGCCTTTCTCTTCCATATGTTCCATATCTGGAATTTATGGCGTAATCAATTTCTTTTTGTACATCGGCTATAACTGCAGGGTCATTAGGAGATAAAACAGCCTTTTGAACAGAACTATTTATAGAATTAGCAAAAGTAGTATTCTGCCAGGCTTCAAACTGCTGCGCTCTGTATTGCCCCAAAACTCTGCGATTAGCATTATCAGTTTGCTGGGTGCTGTAATCAAATAACATAGCACCTTTGCCGTACTTTACGCTTTGAGGACTTTGAGCCATAAGTTCGCTGCGGATCTTTCTTTCACCAGCTTCATACTCACCGACAATGTCAAGAGCACCTTTTTCTTTTTTCTGCATCAACTGCATTCTTAGATCGTTAGTACGTTTTACATACTCATTATTAGCCTGTAGAACGTCGGTTCTTATGATCTGCTCTCTTACCTGCTCAACACCGGCCTGAATAATTCTACCGGTCTGGGATGATTCTCTTGCAACAGCCTGCTGACCGCTGTTATCATAGCGGACATTAGATACTTTACTTGCCGGCGCTCCTAACTGCGCACCTACTTGGAAAATGTCGATTGCCATATTCTAGCCTCCTTTTGGGTATAGAAAAAGCGCTTTAACAAATTGTTAAGCGCTTAAAGGTGTGTTATAATGTTGTCCGAGATAGTTTGATAGTCGGATTCTCTCCCTGTCAAGGGAGGTGATAGCATGACTGTATACGAAGCATTATCTTTGATGGTAACCTTTGGTACACTCGTTGCTATCATTTTGTCTAAAAGTAAATAATTTTACTTATATAAGACAAAAGACCCACTAACGGTGTAGTCGGCCTTTTCTTCAAGTTTTAACTTATTCAGGAGAGAGCTGACACGCCAATATCAAACTATCTCTTTTCGTTTATTATATAATACATTTCGTACTAATGCAACACTCTCTTACCACTCTCTTGGTACTCTTTTCTTAAATCCAGTTATAACCTGTGCTTGTACCATAAGTAGTTTTCCATTTACTAGAACCATAACCGCCTAAAGATATATTACCACTATTACCCCATCCATACCCGTCACTTCCTTTTCCATACGAGGAAGCACCTTGCTTTCCTGCGCTCTTAGGACTGTATAAACTACCTGCAAGGGATAACCCACTCATAAGCATATTATTCATAAGTGCACGCTTACCGGCTTTACGGTAATTGCGTGCATTTTGATTATAGATATCACGTTGATTAACAAGGTCAGTAGACTGCTGAAAAATATTCTCAACGCCTTGCCTTGAATTATAGCGTTCAATAGCAAGCTCTGTTTCCATATTATACGCACTGTCAGCTAAAGCGTTTGCCGCACTGCCTGAAGCTGTTATACCGGAAGCACCTATATTAGCCCTCTGCTGGCTTAACATAGCGTTCATACGCCGGCGTTTGTTTTCTTCGTTGATAGTATTTGACTTAGACTGTTCTTCGGCCTGTGCCTGCAGTTTATCTGCGTTCTGATTCGCTATCTGAGCATTTACCTCTGCCTGTTGAGCGGCAGCGTTATATTGCTGCTGCTGCGCTCTGCCCGAAATAAAGCCACCCAAAAGAGTGGCGCCTATTGTTGCCGCTACGCCCATTATTCATCATCCTTTCTAAACTCAAAAAAGTGATGCGGCAGATTATAAACTCCATGCGGCGCTGGTTCATGTATTTCTGCGCCAAGCCATTTAAGCCAACGCATTATATTATCATTTCCAACGTTGACCCAATTATACAACCTGTCGTATCTCTTTAAAAGCCCTCTTACAGCCTTTTTAGTCTGCCTTCCGACAAATACCTTATGCTTCTCCGTTTCCTTCGTCATAAGCAGCCATACGCGCCCATCGGCGCTCATTATCGAAGCTTTTCTCACTCCATATACAGCAGCGGGTACGCCGTTGATATGCAGGCAGCCGATTTCATCACTGTGCTTCAATCCATCTAAAATATCATTAAGAGCGTTAGGACCAATAGCACAATATAGCTCACTGTAATTATCTGGTTTAAGATTAGCCGCTATATACTCAGCGTCTGCCCTTGTGGGCTTTACAAATTCATACTTTGCCATAATACACCTTACCCTTCTATTTCCGGAATCAAAGATAATACAGTCATCGGCAGCGGATCAGGTTGTTTAATTGTTATCTGCTGCGTTTCATCATAAGTAGCAGACTTGATCGTTACTTTAAACTTACCTGTTTGCAAACTAATTGGTTCCCCATAGGCTTCATTACTGCGCCATTTAAATTCATCTAATTCATTCTCCTTCATTCCAAATAATCCACCACGGCTATCTTTAAGTAATAATGTAACTGTAGCACTTCGTTTCTTCCGACTTAAATATGTGCCATCTTGAGCGGTAAAATCTATAGGCAGTGTTTTTATTTCCGCATCTATAGGCAGCCCTACATGTACCTTCTTATACTTATTTCCAAGAAGAACCTTGCCGTTTTCTACAGTTTGCTGAGGAAGTACATTTCCATCTGCTAATATAGCCACAGTATACCCTTCTAAATGCTCAAGACCTGATATTTCATCGGTTGGCTCTCCTTCATAGGTTATACCACTGTCTACGAAAAACTGATCCTCTACATTAGTACTTTTATCACGGCTTTCCATTATTTCCACATAATACTGCCCGCCGCGCTCAATTACTGCATATAACTTATCTTCTGTTGCTCCTCCAATATTACATACACTAACAAACTTCCCGCCTGCCGTGGTATGCTGGTGCCATGCGTAGATATCCTGTTCCTTTATGTAGGTAAGCCCTAACAGCAAACCATCATCACGCACACACCAAACAATACTGTTAGGTATCTGCTGATAGGTCATAGATATTATTTTATGCCCTTCAAACAAGTGCGAAGCCAATAAATTTAAATCATCACCGGTATATTTATCAACATCATAGCTGTAAGCAAGGTCACGTATGATATTGCCCTGGTGCTGCACATAAATAATCCTGCTGCCGATAGTGACAGGATTAACATCTGACACACCCCTATATTCCTGCGGTTGACTTAAAACATTGCTTCCTGTAATGGCTTTGCCGCCGCCACTTACTTTAAATTCACCGCCGGCTGTTAACAGCAGCATTTCACCAAAAGCTATAATTGCCTTAATGCCATTCATTTGTCCACCGTTTAAAGTAGCCGTAATTCCATCATCATCGGCAGACGGTATGCTTGTTCCAAAGTTATAATAGTCTCCTGTTTTACTTGTCCAGAATGTCTGCGGAAATCCTTTACTTCCCGCAAATACTAACCGGTCTTCATAAAAGCCTGTTGCAGAAGGATACCCTTTTTCACCATTCCAAGCAGCAAAAGCAAAATCGCGGGTTTCGTCTGTAGAAGCTAACTGTTTTTTTACAGTCCCTTTCACTACTGTAGGACTGACATATTCGGTGATCAATACATGGCCCGTATAATCTCCGCCAATGCTTTGAATGGTTATATAGCCTCTCTGCTTCTCATTTTCACCACTCCAAACGCCTGTATTAAATTCAGTAGAAGTAACTCTGTAACTGGCAATACTTTCAGACGTATTCTCCTCAGTCAAGCTATAATTCTGGCTTCTGTTCCCACTCTGTGTTCTTACATTTACCCATTGCAAAGAAACAGGATCATATTTTTCCAAACTAAAATTACCATCCCAAAAACCAAAACTTTCTACATAGACATTGGATTTCGGCAATACGCTAACCTGCAGATCTCCACCTGTACTAATTGGTGTCCCTTTTTTGTAATCTGTTTCTAAAAAGTGAGTTAGAGAAAAAAGACTCCCTTCATCACCCTTGGAAAAAATAGCCGAAGAAGCAGTCAGGGTTATGTCACCATACACCTCCGAAGCTTTTACTGTTGCATTATTGCCAATAGATAAAGTGTATGAAAGCCTAATCCAACCATCATTACCACTCATACCACTAACATTACCATAGCCACCATTGCCACCAAGAGCACCGGATCCATAACTTGTGCCATTACCACCATCATCAGCAGCAGTTGCACCTTTTCCGCCACCGCCACCCAATGCATTGATTCCTAAAGCACTGGAAGTCCCACCACTATTACCATTATCAGCACTACCAGCAATTCCAGTTTGTTTTCCTTGTCCACCTATACCTCCTGCACCAACTATTAAAGAAATTGGTTCAGAAGGTATTTCTAATATTTCTTTTGTTATAAAAGCACCTCTTCCACCTGTTCCACCACTAAATTTGGTTGAAAGATGTTCAGTTTTTCTTTCTATGCCACCTCCACCGCCGCCACCGCCTCCAGCCATTTCAATATTTATTGACAACGCCGAAGACGGTATTATTATATTATATGCACCTGGTTTTCTCCATTCTAATACTTTAGTAATGATACTATTATTATTATACCTAGTTTCATCAAACGGTCCGCCTGTAATATCCATTGCCTCAAAGCGCCAATCTAAATTGCCATATCTTGTAAGTGTCATCGGCGCATGTGCCGGATGAACAATGAAAAGCACGTCAGCACTCTGTGTATATTTTATTTTTGCAGCATCTTCTAAATCTTTATCAGCAAAAAAGTTTTCTATGCTATATGGTGTGCCATCTTCTTTTACAACAATACCACCATCTGTATAAAACTGGCATCTGCCAGCAGTAATTTCAACAATATAATTTTGATCTGTGCTGTACATAAATGGTATTAGCACAGCCTTTTTATTATTATAAGTCTGCGCTATGAACTTAAAGCCTGGTCTATTAGCAGCGCCACCATAACGCAGAACGAAAAAATTTCTTAAAACAGCAGCCCCGCTGTCATATTTAGCAATATCAGTACGTCCATACATAGACGGTGACAATTCACCGCCGGCAAAACTTGATTTTAATTGATAGAGTGCCATAATTATGCCCCCGTAAATCTTGCTGCCGCTAATCTGTCAATGTGCGGATCCAGCAAATGTTCTTCATCAGCGTCAGTAGAACTGGCTTCTGCAAAATAAGCGTTATAAGCCTGGATACACATCTGCGTTAAATCCAATTTGCCAGTCAACGCATAAGCAATTTCTGCAGCGAGCTTCCATCCAAATGCTTCTACAAATTGAGCATCATATAAATCTGCGTCAGTAACATCTACAGTGTATTCAATCCAGGCATTGCCGATATTAGTATAAATAGCTTTCCCCTGTTTATCCGAAACGATTTTATATTGGTTATTCCTCGGCAGACCACAAAAATGTTCATTATACATCATTCTCAAGCATACTGCATCAGCAGGATAACGATATGCATACTTCCAGTTAGGAGGCACATCTTGAAGAGCAGCTAACTGTACACTTCTTGTAGCAAATGTCCAGGGGAATTTCCTTAACACGGCCTGTCTAACATAGTCATAGCAGCGACGGCATACTCGTGCCGGTTCGCTGGCTTCATCAAGCCGTTCTATTGTAGCTACGCCTATATGATTAAGTGCAATATTACAAATCTCAACCTTATCCATAATTTCACCTCTGTTATAAAGAAAGCCGGGGACATATGCCCCCGGCTGATTTAATCTTGCGCCAGTGCCACTAATTCATTAATAATAGCTTCCCTGGATTTCTGACTTGTTTTTATTCCCTGTTCTTTGGCCAATTCTTTTAAATCATTAAAGTTCATTGCTTCATATTGGAGATAACGCGGATCGTCATTACCGGAAGATACTGCTGCTGGTCTATTAAGTTTCACAAAATGTTCAGGAACCTTAATATTATCTGCAAGCGTTACAATATCATCACGCCTATACATACGACCCAAAGTAAAACAATTACGCTTTACTTTGTAAGTAGCCATTATAAAGTTACCTGGATGCCGTCAGTCATATAAGCAAAGACCTTGCCGCCCACAGCCTCACTAGCGGTGTAAACCAATCTAATATAACGATTACCATATTTGATTGGAGAAAAGAATTGTGCCACAGTACAAGCCCTTGTTTGAATCAGAGAATCAGGTACACTTACCTCAACCTCATCAGCAGGACTATCAAACCCCTCAGTTGCAGCAGATTGTACTTTAACCTTAGTAATCTTGCCGGAAGTCATTGGTGTGGTCAGTTTTACGTCAAAGTACAGCGGATGCATAAACCCGCCTGTACTTCCTAAATCAATAACATTGCTGTTTGCGCTTGCGCCGGTAACGGCCTGATTCTCAGACAGCAATAATTGAGCATCAATACGTGCCATTTTATACTCCTCCTTTTTAAACAAGCTGAGATTCAGTATTCAGAATAGCTGCGCAACGCTGGAACGGAACGCCCCAGAAATTAACAACAGGTTTTCCTTCAACTGTATCAATAGACAGCATAGTATTTTTGTCATTACGTGCAGCCTTAGCCATAAAAGCCTCAAACTGCTTATTGCAGAAGATCTGCAAATTGACATTATCAGGATTTTCAATCTGATAATAACCCTCGATCAATTTGTCGAAGATTGTAGTAGTAGCAGGATCTTTTAAATCAACATTGGCCAAACGCACAACATAACGAGGATCTTTAACTGCAAGGCCCATGGACCAATTATATTTATTGGTATGAGCAAAGAATACCTCACCTTTATCATTTGTTACTTTTTGTTTACCCAAATATTCATGAGTAAAGCCTGCGGTGTCGCCTTCTGGGAACAAGCCGTATACCTGCTGCTCTCCAAAGCCTACAAACCATACAGAAGTCAGATTATCACCTGTGCCGCCGCAATCAATGATTTGGTCTGCCCAAATATCTTCCTGATTGGTCTTACTGTAAAAATAAGCGCCTAAACCAGTGAATCCTGCAGGGTTGATCTTCTCATCGCCATAGAAAAGCGTAGTCGCCATTTCTTGGTTCATTGCTTCAAGAAAAGCAGCATTCTCACTCATCATCCAAGAAGCCTGCATATTATTCTTTCGTGCAAGCTTTTCGTCGATTTCAGCCAGCGCTTCCATCTCGCCGCAAGTAAAAGATACTTGCTTAGTTTTAGACTTGCTCGGCTTAGTCCCGCGGTTAATCATTCTCCACGCTACTTCCGGCAAAGAATAACGCAATGTAGCTTCCTCATAGTCCTTAGAGTTACACATTTTGAACGGCATAATTTTTAAAATCTTATTTGTTTTGCTTTGCAGTTCAATAATTCTTTGATACTTTTTGTCGAACCCTTGACGAGACGCAAAGTCTTGAAGGGTTGCGAAACCTGTCAAATCTGGCATTATTTACCACTCCTTAATATTTTTATTTGAACCCGCCGCCGGGGAAAAACAGCTCGGCGTCGCCCAGTTCCTTAGATTTAGGTGCTTGCCCATCAGGCGGTTGGTCTTCCATAAGCAAGCCTCCAATGTTTTGCAGCATTTTTTGTATTGCCGGATGATTGGCTACACCTGTATTTACAAGTACCTGCATAGCCTCACCACCGCCAAAAGTATTAACAGCTAATTTAGCAGCAGCAATGTTCTCACGAGAAATAAGCCCCTGCTTTTGGCATTCAGCAGTCCAACCGTCTACAATTTCCTCCTGCTTATGCATAACGTCTAAAACTACTTTGCTATGCAAATCAATCAGCTTAGTAGCCTGCTCCTGAGTAAGCTTTGCGTCTTTAGCAATCGCTGTAAAATCAGCTTCCAATTCAGGAGAAAGTTCTAGCCCTTCCTGTAGGCTGAACTCATATTTGTCAGGAACAACAGGCTCTTGCACAGGATCATCAAATACATTTTTAGGTGTAGTCGCAGGGTCACCGTCACCTGCAGGCGTTGGCTCTCCACTCGGCTCAACTACTGGAGCAGGTTCTGTTACAAATGGGTCACCGGAAGGAGCAGGTTCACCGCCTCCACCAGCACCATCTGCTTCAAAAAACATTTGTGTAAACTTATTCATGTCTTACCTCCGCTATGTCGTTATCTACTTTAAAAAGGTCATCATCTTCTAAATCAGGAGGGTGTCTAGCACTCTCTGCTTCATTACGCATCAGCATTTCTAAAGAATGTCCATCGTTCAGCATCCGGATATTCTTTAACAAATCAACGCCTACAGCACGTTTACCTGATAAGAAAGCATTGAAGTATGGCTCAGCTGAAAAAACCGCTGTTTCGACCTCTGTGCTTTCCAAAATGGCATAAATAAAACGCCGTCCGTTCTCGGTCCGCATAATAACGTCCAAGTCGTCCAGCGCTTGTTGTGCAAGCATATTCATTTTTTTGTTTTTCATTAAATCCCGCCTCCCAGAAGTTGATCTAATGCATTACCACCATTAGCAGGGGTTTCACTCATCAACCTAGCCGCATCAGCATAATCCCTAACAGCAGGCGCAGCAGCAGCCATCTGTTCAGCTTGCATTTGTTCCTGCTGTGCCTGAGCACGTTGTTTGCGAAGTTCAGCTACTTCGTTTTCATCACGCACTATCTTTTCTTTGACGCCAGTAGATTCTGCGAAACCTCGTACAGCTTCATCAAGATTGATGATATCAAGCACTTCAGGCTGAGCAGCAGCAAGATTACCAACAAATCCAACCGTACGCTCAATAGCAGGTATTTCAACCATTTTCTGAGCCTGGGCCAAGATAGAAATGAAGGATACTTTTAATTCGCTTTTGTCAATTTCCTCCGGCATAGGCGGAAACAACCCATGTCTCAAGCAAATATCAAAAGTGCGAAGCGTCATAGGTTCTAAAACCTCATTGTGCATTTGCTCAAGTACCGGGGACAACATCAGGAGCTTTTCTTCATGCCGCTCTGCAATCTCACGCGCAGTCATTTGAGGTCCATCCTGAGATGTAATCATCATAAACAAATCATTATAGAACGTTTCAGCTATCGACCGCCGTTTCTCCTCAGACAATGCTCCTATGCCTTCATAAGCCTTTGCTCTTGGGTCTACAAGTGGATAAGCCTGCTGTACAGTTCCATCAGGATAAAAATTTAGTCCTCCTGGCATTCTGTCAAGCTTCTTCATTGAAGCAGGAAATGCCATCGCCGGATCTGCAGCATTATCAATAGCCTTAAGTTTATTCTTCTCAATCTTCTGCAGCTGCATACAATCGCCCAAAGCATTATGTCCAGGTCCAGAGCCATATACACCATTTGCAATCAAGGTCCAGCGTGGCATGAGGAACGGGCATTCTCTAAACCCTGATATCTTCAAGAATTTGTCATTAGCACCTTTTTCATAGTGATATGAGCGCCAGGGGAAATTGCCTAAAGCCAATTTGTTAGGATCATAATCATCATTACGCTCTATAAGCATTTCAATATCAAAGTATGTTGTGATATTTCCGTTATTATAAGCAGATTTCACGCTTTCCGATACGTTATCAATACCATATTCTTTAACGATTTGTTCTGCGCTTAACCTGAAGCGTCTAGCGAACGTATAAACTCTTCCCCTTGCATCTACACCGCCAGCATATTCACCGCAGGTGTACGGCCTCATCCATATGCCATAATTGTAGTCTTCCAGCATCAAAGAAGCCCCTGTACCAAATTGAGCCATTTCAGCCTCAATCTGCTGCAGCATATTATAAGCATTGCTCTTAGAATAAATACTGCTCATAATCTCCTGGCAATCATCTAACCACATCCTTACAGCGTGGTAATTAGCTTTTTCTTCATCTTGCAAACCAAGCTCAAACCAAGGCCTTGACGGCGATGTCAACCCGCTGTGGATACCAGCCGCACATTTACCAACTGCTTTTTGGGGATGTGGGTCTATAAGGTATTCGTCACGTCTATGCCCTTCTGTGCTTTGGATATCTTCCTCAAACCTGCCCCTTGTCGGATTTATATACCGGCTAAGCATCCTCCACGTTGGCTCATATTGGCTTCGCAATGTATAAAGCTGGGAGATAGTATGTTGTTTTCGTCTTAATTTATCGCTGTCAAACAGCATATCTTTGATATCCATAATCATTCTCCCAACAACATTTTCTTGACACTATCAGAGGTAAGCTGCCCACCAGTCTTATTGGTATAGCTTCTTCCACGAGCTTTAGAGAGTTTTTGAAGCAGGCTTTGTCTCTCTCCCTCTGTCGCACTATCAATAGTGGCCGCTGCTGTACTGCCAGGTGCGCTTTGTTTTATAGGCTCAACACTGCCACCACCACCGCCGCCACCATGTAACTGCATCATAATCTTATGCATAGTCTCACCTCCCTTCACATACCGGCAAACGGATCATACGACTGCTGCCTATTATTCCCCAAATAACATTCTTTTTTAATTACAGGGTAGGCAAAAGTTAAGGCCAATGCATCCGCTCTATTAGGAGATGGTTGACCTCTTTTCTTCATATCATCCTTAGATTCAAGCTGTATTTGTCCTTTTAAATTAACACCAGCTTCAGGGCCTATCAAATCATTAGTTAAAATTTCATCATCCTCAATTACACCACCATTAATTAACCACTCTTTCATATTTCCCCACATCTCAGCCCGTTTATTAGCATAACCCAAATCAGAAGATTTTCCACCAAATGCAATAAGATTCCAAGATCTGCCCATTGTTTCGCCCGCACTCCATATACCTGTTCCATATCCTTGGTCTATGAATACAGCATCAGCATTATATTCGTCCTCAAATCTAGCAATAATACCTGCTGTAACAATATCGTTATCATTCTTTAAACAAGTATATAATCGTTTACTATAGAGGCCTTGCCTCAAGTAAACTACCAACTCATCAGGTCCAGTCCATGCTGGATCGCACCCAATAATAGTAGGCGCAAAGTTAAACTGTTCTTTCCTAATATTTCTGTTCTTAGCTTCTTCAACAATTTTTAAGCTAATAAATTGTAAATCACTTGCATTAGGAAATTCACCAAGAACACGAACTCGATATACATCACTGTCTCGTCCATATTCATTTGCAATACTTTCTATATACTGTTTTGAAACTCTTGGACTTTCTTCGCCATTAAATGTAAGTTTTTCCCAAAAGTGGCGGTTTATATTGTGGCTATTGTAAAAATAACCAGTTACTCTTGTAGGATTACTCGCCATTGCTACTCTTGCATTTTCTGCCGACAAAGCACTTCCTGCTGTTACAAAGACCTCTTCAAACACGCCCGACGCCTCGTCTACCAAAAACAAAATATTATCAGCGTGTATACCTTGCAATGCCTCTGGTCTATCCTTGCTTGCTGTTCTTGCCATAGCAAAGCTCCCTGTCTCACAAGTAAAATGGTCATTAGTCCATTCAAATAAATCATGCAGTTGCACTGGCATAGCATTCCACCACATTTTTAGCTCTGCCCATAAAGCATCTTTAAGTTGTGCGCTTGTGGGAGCTGTAACAGGAATCTTAGCTTTTGCGAAGCACGTTAAAAACCAAGGAATAATCCAAGCAAAACAAGTAGTCTTTCCTGTACCATGTCCAGACTTAACACTAACCTTAGCTCCCGGCTTAGCTATTGCCTGTAGAAATTCCTTTTGTTGATCTGTTGGCTCAACTCTCCATACTTCTTTCACAAAACGAGCAGGATCTTTTCGCCATTGTGGGATTTTCTTTTTCAAAAATTCGGCGTCTTGTTGACTAAGCATCATCTATTTCCTCAATAATTGCCGCAAGGCTTTTCTTTATTTCGACCTCATGCTTTTGTATGTATAGACCATCCATTTTATTTAAAGTATCTATTGCCCTTATCCTTGCATTTGGATCAGGTTCTTCTGTGGCGATCTTTGTTAGTAATTCCTGTCGCTGATTTATATCCATTATGTTTTTCTTGTCTTTCCTTGCGGCAAGTTCTTTCAGTCGAGCTTTAATATTAGCCTTTCTTAGCTTTCTTGACGCTGTTACTCCTGCAGAATTCTTGCTATATCCAGCTTCTATAGCTGCTGCAGTTGCATTCGCTGTTTTGGCAAAAGAAAGACAAAATCTTTCTTCTTTCTCTGTTAATGTTCTTTCTTTTGTCATATACTCACCACCTTTGCAAATACAAAAGCACCTAACCGAAGTTAAGTGCCTTTATATTAAGTTTTATGCTAAATTTTGATATATATTACCGTGTTTTATCGACTTTTTAACGCCGAATTATTCATGTAGACTAACGTATATTCTTATTCCAATCTGTAGACAGTTCCACAGCTATAGTTCCTTCAAATGGATACGTTTCCACTTTATCTACAGGAACAAGTTCACAATCATAATCATACATCACTAGTGCATCTTGAGGCATTTCCTTGAGCTTTTCTATTAGTTCTTTTACTAGCATTTAATCACACTCCAATAAATAAGCCGCTGTATTACCCCAACGGCAGGGTAATGTCCAAGCGCTAAGCTTGAACGTTTCACCAAGCTTGTTGTAAGCCTACTTACTTATAATACTATTTTAACTCATTAAAACAGGTAATTTGTCGGATACATTTTTAATTCTCAATAATTTTTTTTCGAGTGCTAAAACGACAGCATCGTTTAAAAACTCTTCGCGACGCTCGTAGTAAGTATCTCTATTCATCCCTTTTAGTCCAGCAATTACTCCTGGCGACTTATTATATTCATAACGCTGGAACATAGTATCTCCTGTTGCTTGTTTCTCATGAACCTTATACGTCTCAGATATTACTTCAAGCCATGCTTCAGGATTTATTACTATAGTTTGATAAGGGCCTTGTCCCCACGAAATCATCTTGATCGGTTCAATATTCTTTAGTGCAGATGTTTCTGTTGGATTACTGATAAAAGCATGACCTCCACCCCCAGTATGCCCTTTCTTTGCAGTACGCTGCTCTCTTTCATCATCAACAGCTTTCTGAATATATTTCCTATTCAAAAAATACCACTCTGTATGCTTTCGTAACAGTTCTATTAGCATATCAGTCTCCTTCTAGCTTTTCTTTTTTAATCGCCTAAATAATGCTCCAAAAGGATTTATGTTGTCTTCTACGAGTTGGTTCAAAATAGCCTCCTCAAACTCTCCGTGTTTATGCTCTTCTTCGCCCATAACAACCCAATATTCTTGCACCCATTCTCTCGTACCGTCTGCACTTTCAAGCAAATATAAGATACCTTTAGAATCTAATTTAACACCAAGCACTTTACGTTCTCCCTTAGGCAAATGTACATTATCACCTATATTAAACTTGCTCTCTATTGTTAATAACATTTGTATCACTCACCTTGTTCAATTGATTTATTTTTAAACCCAAACCCTTTGAAACTAATATAAACAAAAACGTTAATATCCAATGTTCATATACAAATTCAAATATCCATTTTATTAGATCAGGATAATTCATGTCTTGACTCCTTAATCATTACATATAGCTTGACCGCAGTATTTACAGTAGTGAGCATCACCATCTACCTCACGTCCGCATACAGGACATGCCCAGCCTTTAGGTATTTGTTGTGGAAAAGGACAGTTTGGTATAAAATGCTCTTCGACTACCAAATTTACTTCTTGCGGTATCTGCTTTTGAGCAGCCGTCAATAAAGTTATATAAGCATCCCTTTTCTTATTCATAGGCATTTTCCAAATGATTGGTTTTAATAAAGCTATTGATCTTTCTAACTTTAGTATGTTCATTCGGGTTCACCGTCTTTACCTACTAAATACTTATAGTCCTGTTCCAAATGATTTTTTGCTTCCTCATAAGTCCTATAGCATTTTCCTGCTTTGCGTAATATGCGGTCCAATGTACAATTATCACAAAAAATTGTTTTGTCAATAGTTTTCTTAGCCGTTACATAATAATAAATATCATCATCTTGTGGCTCCCACGGCAGTTTTTTTATGAACATCTTATTTCTTAAAAGCGAAAGCATAACTTCATTAGCTGGAATATTTTTATCATCACAAACAAGCTTGCCACCATTTTGTTTATTGATCCAAAATTTACGATTAATGTATTGAGGATTTCCATCGGCATCTGTAATAGTAAATCGTTCATTTATCTGTAAATCATTATCTTCTAAAAATTGTTGAAAATATTTACTTAACATTTTCGTCACCGTCCATAATAGCACCGCAATTATAACAATAATGCTGTTCAGTAATATCCAACCCGCCGCCAAATACATCTGTTGCGGCATATGAGTTGCAATTAGAACAGTAGTAAGCACCGCCCCCGTCCCAATGCCCACGCTTACGTTCCTCTACGTTTTTTTGTAATTTTGATTTTAAAGCTTCCCTAGCTATCAATTCCATATTATTCACCTACTATTTTTTATCTTTATATCATAATTACTGTCCACTTTGGACAGATAAATATAATCATCTTCCAAGTATACTTTTTTTACAGCATCCCAAATTTCGTCTTCTGTAGCGTCATTTTCTACATCTATTTCGATTTCATACTCATTTTTTTCAATAACTGTTGCTATTACTGTTTTCATAATCTATTCACCGTCCTCTCAAATATCCATCGGGTCACAATTCTCACAGTCAGGTTCAATGTCGCCATACTGCCAACGACAATATGTACAGCAGTATTTACTGTCCCAGTAATCACAGGTAGCGTCACAATCATCACAAGGGCATTGTTCTTCTTCCATTTTTATTCACCGCTCCTTTAGTAGCTCAAATCATCATATATATTGCCGATAACTTTTGCACAAGGGTTCCCACCATGGTTTAAATAATAAATGTCACCATAATATTTAACTGGTTTTTCAATTTCCGCTAAGTAAAAAGCTCCCTGTGCATAAGCTACCTGCATACATGGGGGTATCCAGTCGTCCATACAGACGATATCGCCCTCAAATATTTTCTTGCCATTTTTATCGACAAAGCCTGTATACTGCCCTGCGGTATTAGCGTCAATTTCATACATCGCCACTCCATCTGGTGTTATGTAAGGGTATCCCTGCTGTTCTGTATAAAAGCCGTAGCGCCATTCTTTATCATTTATTCCTTTACCTCTAAATAATATTTCACGCATTATTTTCTTTACACTCCTTTATCTGTGAGCAATGCTATTCCAAATAACATAAGTGTTACAGCCCCTATAGTGCAAGTAATGACATATAAATTACTATGTCTGTCACTGCTGTCAGTCAGAAGTACCAATATAAACCAAAAAGCTGACGCTATAGCCACAATAATAGATGCTGTAACGACACAATTCATTAGTAAATAAATAACATCCATGCTATTCATTGTTCTTTACACTCCTTTATCTCAATTAATGGACAATCTATCAGCCTAATGTTTGGATTTTCAATTTCACAGGCAAGAATACAGCAACCTTTACTCTTATCAACAAAAAATGGTTGATTCCTATAAAAGCCAACTGGATATGTCAACGGGCATTCAGCGCAGTTTGCAGGCATATCCATTTCTTTAATTGCTATCATATTTTTATCTCCGTTCTGTCAGCCCAAGTAATCCTACGCGATTTAAACTTAGTTGGCATAGACATAACAGTAAGCTGAATACAGTTACTACATTTTGGGTTTTCGCTCAACTCACTGGCCTTTCTATTATTAATGCACAAATAACAATAGTCTAAGTATTTCATTTTTTACTCCTACATTCTTACCCAACGCTTTTTGTTCTCAGGCATAAATTCAGAAGGTCTACCAAAGCTGTATTTCTCATTAGGCTTACAGTTACCACAAATAAAACTACCCAAGTATTTGCACTCATGGCACCAGCCTACGTACTTGATTTCAGGCTTTTTCATCTGCTCCACTTCCTTAAACTTCTCTAAAATCAATATCAGGGTACTTATAAAGCAGCATTTTCTTTTTGATCATATACACCTGTGTCCTCATGCCCTTGGTGTCAACATAATAAACGTGGCCGCTGGCTTCCGTAACTTTGAAATCAGCCTTGTAAATAATCGGCCTTATCTTTTTACCTGCGACCTCATAAGCAGGCTGTAAAACAAATTCAGGCTGTAATTCAATGCTTTTTACTGCACCGGTACGCTGCTGCCAAAGTAGGTTCTCATAATATTTTGCTTCTTTCCTGCTATCAAAGCGAATCCCGTCAACCTCAGTTATTGCATTGCCATATTTCAGCACAGGTACAGCCCCGGGTAAATTCGCAGGCGCCGTTACGCTGTCAGAACGAATTTTACTTACAAGGTGTGCCGGCAGTTCATTCCACGTCGTCATTGGTACATCGCCAAGGCATCTTCAAGCTCTTTCTTCTCTCTCCGATACCGAGCCACTTTCCCGCCGAGCTGACTATTCTTCCGATGCAGATGTTTGAGTTCAGTCAGTATCTGCATAAGCACTGGTTTCAATACTGGTACATACTGATCGCCTGGTTCTTTTTCGATTAACGCCATCATAATTTTTATATTTATTGGTCTCACTATTTCCAACTCCTTATATTTAAAAGGCCGCCCCCTACGGGCTAATCACCTCCGCAGGGGTATACTTCCCTTTATGCTTGTATATAGTTAGTATGCGCGGCCGTTTTAACTTATCGCCAGATCTGCCACTCTACAAAAACCTCAGCTAAAGCACAACCGAGCTGCCATAGGAAACCTGCAGCAAAGATAAATAATAATGTGTATACTGCTTCACGCTTCATTTTCTACCTCCACAATTGCCGCGAACACAAGATATACCTGCTGCGGCACACAACCATTACCTAATGCCTTTAGTCGTTTCGCCCTGTTTTTCTGCCCAACTATTACTCTTGGCGGTTCATATGCGTATTGCTCTACATTTATCGGAGCAGTCCAGCCGGTCCAGCTTTCAATATCCTCATTTGCAACATCTATGTCAGTCCATCCTATTGGTAATCCCATTAGTAGCTCAACCCAATCGGCATTTAACTGTCCTTCTGTTTTATTCAGTTTCACCTTGTTGGCCAACTGATTTTTAACTTGGTCTACGAGTGTTATTGCTGACTGACCAGTTTTTAAACACTCTTCATAAAACATCTTAGATTTAGGCCCTTGTGCACCATTATGCGACTGCGGAGTTCGCCAATATGCCTTTACCTGATTATTTACTCCTTGCTGTTTGCTTTTAAGACTGCGTCGATCGCTACAGTCCGAAGTATGCCACAATAAACACTCGCTCTCGTTTATGTGGTGCTCCAACATCGGCAGCTCCATAGCATGACCATCCAACACGATACCCCATTTCGGCCAGGTCTCGGAGTACAGTTCCGAATCCTCCCCCCCGAATCCCGGCAGCAGAGATTGACAGTAACCCTGCCACGTTTTCAGCCACAACCCATCTTGGTTTAAGTTCGCAAATAAGCCGGGCATACTCTCCCCAAAGACCGGAGCGGGTAACGTTCCCTTCACTATCAACGAAACCAGTTCTTTTACCTGCTGTGCTAACATCTTGGCACGGAAATCCTCCGCTGATAATATCGATCTTGGGTATTCCATCAGTTTTAAGTTTTTCTGCCGTGAGTTCTCTGACATCTCTGTAAATTGGGACACCCGGAAACCTCCTTTGCAATATTTTTTGCGGGTATTCTTCGATTTCACAAAAAGCCACTGTTTCTATTCCCGCCCAGCTGGCAGCAAGGTCAATCATACCTGCTCCGCTAAATAGCGATAACATTTTCATTGTCCTCACTCCTGCTCGCTACTTATGCTAACGCATTCCTTGTCCTGCAATCTTTTAAAGTTATTAAATATCTCCCGTGCTTTAACAGCCCGCGGATCATCTGACCACATCAAGCAGTTCGGGCAAATATGCACCTCAAAATATCGGCTGGCTACATGACTACCCGCCGTTGTATCCTTATGGCATATATCGTAATTCATAATCTCACCTCAAAACGGTTCTGACTTATTAGTGTTCAACTTGTCAATATCTTCTGGTGTAAAGTAGTACCCTCTTGCAAGATTTTTATTTATGACTTCTCGCTTAGCTTTGGCATAAGCCAAAAACGCCAAAGCATGATTCTTCCGCAGCTGGTAAACAAACGTGTTACAGCAAGCCTTAACGTCGATAATCTCCGTCATTAACGCCAGCAGCTTATCTTCTGTCGGCACTTTTTTAAACTCTGTGTAAGCAGCTTCTACCTCAGCCAATTCTTCTTTGATTTTTGCAATCTGCGCTTCCGGTGTTACGTCCCTGAATTTATAACATGGTGTTGTTGCTTTAATTTTCATAGTTACCGCTCCTTTAAACTTTAGCTAAATCACCTTGACGACAGGTTGACCGTTTTGGTACTACATCAGGCACTAACGGATGATATTTATAACACCGTTCACGATCAGCTACCACATAAGTAAATCCGCTTTCTTCGTCTACTCTCAAAAACGGTTGATGTCCGCTGTATGGGCAGTCAACAGTGTTAATACATTCAGCGCATTTTCGTTCAACATCTGCGATAAAGCTGATATCGCTGCAATTACGCTTTATAAAGCTATCGTCAGCATCAGGGAAAATCCTCTTTGCTGCAGCTCTAACTTTCTCGCTTATTGGCTGCCGTAGTTCACCAAATGTTTTACCGGCAGCAAGATCAGCAAACAACTTTTTAACAAACTCATTTGCCGCTTTAGAATTACGCTCAATAGCCTTCTTTTCTGCACCGATTTTATTTTGTCGTAGGATTGATAAAGTATTATTAATATCTGCCCATGTTGGCCAATATTTATTATTATCAGCGATATAATCAACAGTATCGCCCCACATCTCAATGTCTGTGTATTTATAACGCTCCAGGGTTTGCCTTTCGATAGTTTTTTTTGCATCTTCGCTTCCCCAGTTTGGCTTTAATCCCGCCGCCTGCCACACTTCATAAGCTGCCGTTATCTCTCTAAGTTCCAACATATGGCATATCCCTCACTTCCTCCCAGTCCAGCCCCATAAAACAAGCCAGTCTGTATTTTCTTTTCTCTGGAGGTATCGCTGCCCAGCGCTCCTTATTTTTTGCAATCCATTCGTCTTTCTCCTGTGCTTCCCTGTCAGCAGCTTGCACTGCTTCAGACAATTTGATTTCATCCGTCCAGCGTTCATCCTGCAAAAAAGTATCAGGATCAGGTATGTACCTTCCGTTCTCCTCCTGCCACTGATTAGTTTTTTTGTATCGCTCAACAGCAGCATTAATCAATGCATACTGTTCTTCAGAGTGTACACGCATATTCATCCATGCTATTCTTGCAACAGGCTTTTTCCTTTTCGACGGATATAATTCCCAAAATCGCTCAAAGCCTTTTTCTTTTTCGTTAACCTCTAATCCATTTTGGGTTTGCTCGCGTGCGTGCGCGTTATTATTATTATCATTGTTTATCATTGTTATATTATTATCATTATTGTTAGATGTTAGCTGACTGTTAGGTTGTCTGTTAGGTGTCTGTTGACCGTCTGTTAGCTGACTGTTAGGTTGTCTGTTATCGACTTCCCTTTTTCCTTGATAAACCTGCCAGTTTACTATAGTTATCAGCCTTCCAGTCTTTGTTGATTGGTCTGTTAAAAAATTCATATTTTCAAACTTTTTTAACGCAGTCCTTACATTTTGGACTGTTAGTCCATTTCCGCAAGCTTTTACGATATTAGGCAAGCTTGTTATAAATTGTCCCGGTTGGCAAATAAATTCTTCTCCCTGCCAATACCACTTTTTTTCACTGTGATTTGCCATTAAAAGCAGAGTGATTAAAATTACTTTTTGCTCAACTGTCGTAACCTGCCAAATCGGACTATCTAACAATTTTCGATGTAAAGCAATAAACCCAGTATTCATAGCACTTTACTCCTGATGGTCATATTTTGTAGATAAATACGCTTTTACCTTTTGCCCAATTACAACGCCCTCGGCGGCATTGTGGCGCAGGTAATGACAGTCATTACAAAGCATTGCCATATCTTCAAGCCTATCCTGTCCACCTTGTGACTTTAGCGGCTCGTGGTGAGGTTTTACACCAGGTTCCACAAAGCGGCTACAATTTACACACAACCCACTATCACGGTCGTATACTGCTTCACAAAGTTTTTTAAGCGCGACACCTTTAAGCCGTATCCGCTTTACTTTTGGAATCATCTTTATTGCCCCATTTATTCAGCATTTCTTCGATGTCAGCTCTAGGTCTCAGCTTAACGCCCTGCTCTTCTGCCATAGCCAGAAGGCAATCAATAAGCCGTGACATTTGCTCACGGTTATACTCCCTGCTGCCAAGATAAAAATCAGCTTCGTAATCGCCAGTTACTATGACAATTCGCCCAACTCTGCCGGCAGTCCAGCCTTTAATCATATACACAAGCGATTCTTTATCCATAAAATGATAGTTTCTGTAAGGCCCGCAATCTTTTATTGCTTCCCTATATACGTCCTCTTTACTGTAGTAAACCTTTTCCTGCGACAACTTTTTAGCTATTTCATCGCATAAATGCCAGCAATAATTATTAGCTGACAGCGTTCGCGCCTTTGAGAGCGGTTTTATTTCTACCTCAAGGGTTTTCCCTCGTCTAATTGCTTCTTGTAGCTTCTGAACGTCTTCTGCTTCTCCAAAGGGCACCGATAACATTAGCCCGATACCTTCCGTCCCTCTAGATACAACTAAATCTTGTACCGTAGTTTTCATTTTTAAATAGCCTCCGCTGCTGCTTCTATTGCATCAAGACACGTTTTTGCACAGGAATGTGCATTCTCATATTGTGGTTTTGAAAGAATAAATTTTAATCCTTCGACACCCATTTCTTCTACATTCTGCCAACCTGCGTTACCACGAACATAACATTTTGTACCATCAAATTTTACAAACTCAGTAGTTTTTACTGCAGCTTCTTCCTCTGGCACTTTGACTGGTTCCTGTGCTACTGCCCCCTTCTCGATCCATTGCCGTATTTTAGCTCCTATTTCCGGGGTTATTACACCTACAGAATTATCAAAAAGACGTGTACGATCTTTACTTGCCGTAGCCTCATGTTTTTCACGATCAATATCAAACATGATGGTAAATTCGTACTCCAATCCCTCACGTTGTACAGGCGCCATACCAACTTTTTTGATTTTCTTATCTTCGGTTTGAATATAATCTTGTTTAGACCGCATGGTCACAATAACATGCATTTTACTTTGCAAAATTGTCTGCACTAATTTATCATGCATTGGCGTAATATCTTTCCAGGCAGCCCAAGAATTGCCCTTATATTTAGTTCTGGCAATTTGTTCTTGTTGCTCTAATAGCCCACCTGCTCCATTCCATACATGTGACAAACTATCAATGATCAACACATCATAACCAGCCTTTTCCGCTTCTTTTATGGCATTGATGTAATTCGTAGTAGTAAAAGGCGGGACAATCTGCGCAACGTCATAATCATAAAGATCAGAATATAATTCGCCGCTACCATTTTCCGTATCAATCATAGCTATCTTTTCGCCTAACCCTTGTGCCATCAATAATGCGGAATATGTCTTACCGCTTCCAGATACACCACACAAAGCAATTTTTACATAGCTTCTTTTACGTTCTGCCTTTTTAAACATTGTTTATACCTCTCTTTCTGATAAGTCCATATAATCTTTCAACACTACAAAGTTCTGACTTTCTGTACATATCCATATCTAAATTAAACGCAAGCTCCTGTGCTTCGTCTGATGTTAAATGCCCCAGTCTGTACATCTGCTCCACCTGGTATACCTGCATAGGGACTTGCTTAAACTCCCGATAAAAGCTATCTACAAAGTTCATACGCCCTCCTAAAACTCTCTAAAAGTTTGACCGCCGCATCTACAGCGTGTATCCTCTATTGGCACTCTACATCCACAATGTACACATACAACGACTGGTACTGGCGATAGTCTCACCGGCACCTTTAATTTCATCTTGTCAACGATTGCTACTGCCCTGTTTAGGCGTTCAATCTTTTCCTGCAATAAATTATCCATTTACAAGTCACCTTCGCTATGCTAAAATGAAGGTGGACGCTAAACCTCGTAAAATTTACAGTCCACCTGAGCTATCGAAGCTGCTACTTCGGTAGCTCTTTTCTTTTGCTTTGTCATAATCACCCCTCCTAAACTAAATCAGATACTTCACAGTTCATTGCTGCTGCAATTTTCCTGAGTGTGGATAATTTAACATCCGTCTTGTTATCTTCAATTTCACACAAGGACTTATACCATATACCACTATCTTTAGAGACCTTATACCTGGACAATCCTTTTGATATTCTTACTTTTTTCACATTGTTCACACTATCACCCCAATTAAAATTTGCTAATAAAAGTTAATTTTGATACACTATATATGTGCTATAGAACATATATTTATACTATATATAGTTCTTTATTCACTTTGAGAATATTGGACAGAATGGAGGTGATATTATGAAAAAACGCTATTTTATTACATATGATTTAAACAATGCTGGTAAAAATTATGACAATGTAATTTCATCTATTAAAAAAGCAAGTGATGGACGTTGGTGTACTTACTGGAAATCATCATATTTGATTAGATCTAATTATCAAACAGCCGCGCAAGTCATGTCCCACATCAGTCCTTACTTAGACGGAGATGATAGCTTAATAGTCATTGAAGTAATCAATAATAAGCAATGCTGGACAATTCCAAAACGATTTGAATATATTAACGAAAGCATCTTTACGGACAATTAATACTGGGCTCATTACTTATATGGATTCCATTGCTGTCTTCGAAGATTTTAACTCTGGACAAGTTACTTTCTTCAAAGGATATGATGAACTCTGGATTAACATAAATTGTTTTACCTTCTGTTTTGACCTTAATAAATCCAGCTAGGACATCGGTATCCACTTCAAACTCTGTTTTGTCGAACTCATCACCGTTCGCAAGGCAGAGTTTGTTTGTTTTTATAAGACGTTTATCTTCGCTCATCTCAACACCCCTACTGTCACTACAGCAGCCATAATAGCTACGTATGTCCCAACAAAGATTGCAGTAGTTGCTACGGTAAAATCTCTAATCATAAGCCTGCAACCTGCCCCATAGCGTAACCAATGTCATATATCAGCTTAACTACTGTTGCTATAGATAAAGCGGTTAAAGCCCATACACAAGGCTGCTCCTTAATACTCTCTTTCATCACTACTGCTGTTCCTGCTACTTTGATTAGTGCTTTCATAATTCAACCTCCTATAAAGCCTTTAGAGCTGCTTCAAAATCAAAATTTTTCCTTCGCTTACGACTTCGCTTTATCCCATTAGATCGATATTCCATATTCTCACGCATAACTTGTGTCAAAGCTTCGTCAACTAGCGGAGGATCTAACCTATATACCTTACCAATCCGAAGGTATGGGATAATCCCTTCACGACAATACCTTCTAATGGTATCCAGCGATAATCCTCTGCTTTTCGCATATTCGTCACACGTCACAAGCTCCATCTTCCTGATCCTCCTTTCTTTCAATTTCATCAAGCCCCTTCTACTTTAGGTAGAGCTAATTGTTAAAAAAAATAGTGTCATACGGAAAGCCTAAGTTTTTCGAAATAACCTTTGCTTGACCAATGGTAACACTATCTGGGTTTTGTTCAAGTTTACGATACGTTTGAACATGGATTCCTAGAAGTTCCGCCATATAATCTTGTGTCTTTTCTCTAAGTAACCTGGCTTGTTTTAACGAAATATCTTCCATTTTATCGCCTCCTATGTGTTGCCTCTGATAATATTTTAATCTACTTTCGGTAGATTGTCAACCGCTAAAAGTAGATTTTTTTCATATCATCATTGATTTTCTTCTACTTTCAGTGTATTATATAAAAAGAGGTGAAATCATTGGGAATAAAAGAGAACATAAAATTACTAAGAGAAAAATATAAACTATCTCAAAAAGATTTGGCCCTTATCGCGGGAGTTACGGATAAGGCTGTTTCTACATGGGAAAGTGGTGCAAAAGAACCGCGAATGGGTGCCATTCAAAAAATAGCAGATCATTTTGGATTAAAAAAAAGTAATCTCATTGAAGATAACGGCCTTACCGAAAAACAGGGTTATTACATTGATCCTGAGGCAGCAAAGATGGCCCAAGAACTTTATGAAAATCCAGGTATGCGTATATTATTTGATGCGGCCAAAAATGTATCTCCGGAAGATTTAAAAGTAGCTGCAGAACTCATTTCAAGAATGAAAAAGAAAGAAGAATACGAAGAGTAACAGGAGTGATAACCATGATATCAAGGGTGGTTCTTGCAGACCTTCCTTGCAAAATAGGTGGATATTGCGTTACAAATGCGGATGGAGAAAAAATATGTGTCTTGAATGCACGTCTTACCTATGAAGCAAACAGAAAAACTCTTCTGCATGAGCAGGAGCATATTATAAATAATGACTTTGATAACTATTGTTTTGTTGATGAACTTGAAGCTCAACGTCATAAATGAATTTAATAAAAACTATAAGTATAGAGGCACTAAATTATGGATAATAAATTTAAAATTAACACTATTAATCTTACTAACATTTTGTTATTAATTATCATATGTATGCTTTGTTTCCAAGCGTATCAAATAAATTTAATATCACAAGAAATTGATAGCCTTTGGCTTATTAAATCTGGTATGGATGATATATATCACGACTTGCGCTATATTCAACGCGAACTGTCTGATATACATTCTTACCTTATAAGTTTGTAAAAAACATCCCAAAAAATATAATAAAAAAAGGAAGTGAATCAATGTACGGCGACGGAACAATATGGTACGACAAAGTACGAAAAAAATATTGTTACGACTACTGCGACAACGACGGCAAACGTCACCGTAAACGCTTTGCCACCGAAAAAGAAGCTAAAGAATTTAAGAAAGAAATACGTGCAGAACGTGATAAAGGTAATCTCACAGCATCTTCTATTACCATTGGTGAATGGGTAATAGAATTTTTAGAAACATATCAAAAACCACACCTACGCAGCAGCAGTTTTGCAAGGCAAAAACAAAGTGCTAATAAGCTTGCTCCTATTGCACATATACCCATTGACCAGCTCAGCGGCAAAGAAATACAAAAGCTGTATAATAGCTATGACGGTGTTTTAAGTACCTCTTCAATAAGTAAGATACATAAGTTACTTTTCGCCGCTTACAAGAAAGCTGTGGCTCTGAGAATGGTACAATATAATCCAATGCAAGCTGTTGAACCGGTGAAAATCAAATATAAAGAAATGTCAGTATTTTCTTTTAGTGAACTGCTCCGCATCTTCCGTGTACTACGGACCAATAAATACTATAAAAAATACTACACATTATTTTATTTGCTCCTAGTACTTGGCTGCAGGATAGGTGAACTTCTTGCAATAAAATGGGAAGATATTGATTTTGATAAAAGAGAAATTTGTATACAACGCGCAAAAGACAGTGGTACTGGTCAAGTATTCCATGATCCTAAAACAAAAGCAGGTATACGTCACATCCCGATCGTCTATGATGCATGCATAGAAAGACTAAAAGCTATGCAGACAAGCGGTAAAATCACTTATATAAACGGCTTCGTATTTTGTACCGAAAGCGGCAAAGCCCTTAACTATGGAAATATCCGACGTGCTTGGGTAAAGATATGTGAGTTGGCCGGAATAAATAAAAATATCCATACATTCAGGCATACATTTGCTACAGCAGCACTCACCAAAGATATACCCATCTTAGAAGTATCAAGGTGTCTTGGACACGCTGACGCAAACACAACACTTAAAATGTACGGACATGCAATGCCAGGATTTAACAGACATATAATAGACCTTTTTCAGAAGAAAAAAACAAAGAGTGCGACCAAAACTGCGACCATAAAGCAACAAAGCTAGTTATATCAATGGTTTTCAAGCTTGCAACAAGCCCTCCGGAGCCGTGTGCGGTGGTTCGATTCCACTCGGGCGTACCAATGGAAAAGACAGATGCAGACTTGTTCTGCGTCTTTTTTATTTTGCATAAATCATAAAGAACGAAATATAATACTTCGTTTATTCTGGTCATATAAAACCCTGCTGCAAATTACAGCAGGGTTTATTTTCAAACGTTATATTCATATTTTTGAATCGAACCGACAGAAAAATGCACCAAATAATCAGGATAACCATCGACAGGGATCCAAAAAGAAACTACGTCACCTAATTTACCGACTTTTTTACGATAACTGGCTTCACCATTCTTCCACGCTTCTTCTGCCCTGCAGCCCTTGTGCTGTTCTAACGGCTCAACTAAAGCACACTTGTTGCCCTCTATGCGTCCTGTACTGGGTGCGACTTTATTGGCAGCAATAATATTACGCTTTTTATCAATAAGCATTGCCGACTCCGGATAATTATCCCACATCAAATGAAACGCTTTAATTACCTCTGCCTTTTCCATACCTCCAGCTCCTTTACCTTGTCTTTCTCTGCTTTCATATTACCACAAAAAAATGACTTCTGCCAGAAGTCAAAAAATATCCCACAGCTTAAGCTGCGGGATATTTT